TCTGACACTAAGGTAGAAAGCGGTAAAATAAAGATCAAGAAAGCACGAGTCATGGCTGTGACTTTGGTGCCGAAGCCAGCTTTCCAAGAATGCTCAATTCAACTCGCCGATGAGCTCGGCGGAGAAGAGGAAGAAGTGAATATCCCTGACGGCGTATATGTCGAAGGAGTAAACCCTCTCGATGCTTCGGCGCTTGTTGCTTGCGGAATGATCGCAGGTGCAATTCCAGTTAATCCACCAAAAGAGTGGTTTAACGATCCAAAATTATCAACTGCAACACCACTGACTGTTGACGATGATGGCCGTGTTTATGGACATATCGCAGCTTGGCATGTCGATCATATTGGCATGAGTATGGGAACCAAGCCTCCACGCAGTCGTAGCAAGTATGCATATTTCCATACAGGTGTAGTTCGTACAGACGATGGTACAGATGTACCAGTAGGGCAATTAACTCTTGCGGGGGGACACGCATCACTAGAAGCATCTGCCTCTGAAGCAGTTCGTCACTACGACGACACAGCATCTGCAATTGCAGATGTACATGCTGGAGAAGATGCCTATGGTATTTGGGTAGCTGGATCAGTTCGTCCAGGATCAACCCCAGAACAAATTCGTGCACTTCGTGCATCAGCACCTTCAGGTGACTGGCGCCCAATTAAGAATTCACTAGAACTAGTTGCTGTATGTCAGGTAAATGTTCCAGGATTCCCAATTGCTCGTGCTCGTGTTGCATCAGGATCTGTCATGGCTCTTGTTGCTGCTGGTGCAAGTGTTCTTGCACAATTAAAAAGCGATCCACTTTTAGAAATGAAGAGTCGTATTGAAGCGCTAGAGCAGCCACAGAAAGAAGCACTCGTTGCTTCAGCTAATGATGCTCGTGCTCGTATTCAAGCTTTTCAAAATGAGCAACTTACAGAGCAGAAAGCTTTAATTGCGGCAAAAGTTTCAAAAATAAAGGAAGACTCTGAATCTGAGTATGACTACATGATTCAAATGTTTGATGAAGATCCAGAAAATGAAATGGCAGTTATCTCTCGTAAGACTCGCATGCGTCTTGCTGAAGAAGGAAAAGCACTCCCAGATGGATCATTTCCTATCCGTAACTCTCAAGATTTGAAGAATGCTATCCGTGCTTATGGTCGATCAAAGCCAGGAAGCCGTGGCAAGGTAAAACGCCATATTATGAAGCGTGCTATTGGACTTAATAAGGAAGAAATCATCCCAGAAAATTGGAAGGGTGCAGCTTCTAACCTAGAAGAAATTGTTGTAACTATGAAAACTAGAGCAACTTTTGCAGCAGCTTCTATGAATTCAGAAGCAGTTTTTTCTACACAAGAATTTGCTGAAGATCCTGCAGCAGTAGATATTGCTGATCTTACAGATGAAGAAATTGAAGCATTAAAGCAAGAAGCAAAGACTCGTAAGTCTCAGGAGAATGATGGAATCTCTCGTGATGAAGATGGCCGTGCTAAATACACTCCAGATACTCAACCTCGTGATGCCTCAGGGAAGTTCCGTCAGGTACTAGCCCGTATTAAGCAGAATCTTGGAACATCTGGTTTAGACCGCGTTCTAGATAAGATTGAAGAGGCTGAAAACTTTGACAGCACTGGTGATTACGCTGGAGCAGCCAAGGCAGCAGGAGATTTACTCGGAATTATTGATCGATTGGACACTGGAGCACTAAATTCTGACGCTTTAGAAAACATTAGAATCAGTGCTGGTGAGCTTGGAAAGGTTATTGCTAACCTACCATTTGCCTTCGGTGAAGAAGCAGAGAAGATTCGCTTCTCAGATGTTCCACCAGCCCTACGCGACCTCATGGAAGACATGATTACCCGTGTGGAAGCCAAAATCGGGCAAGAAGATGCCGATATCGCCACAGCAGATTTGAAGAAGTTTATCTCAGGAAGCGAGCTCTACAACCAATCAGAGATTTCGTCCCAGATGGCTAAGCTCCTTCGTTTACTTACCTAAGTAGTTAATAATCGTACAAATAACCATATAAAAAATAATGTACTATATAAATCAGGTGGAGTGCCTCCACGCATCTAATGCGTTCGTGAGTCCCTCGGCCTCGACTGATAAGCGAGACAAGAAGCATTAACGCTTTCTTGTCGTAACTGGCCCGGAAAAGGAACAGTAATGGACCAAATTAAAGAATCATTTGATTCATTGGCTGAGCTCTCTGACGATCAAGTCACTGAGTTACAGAACAAGATAATCAAAGAATTTGAGTCTGTAGAAAAAGAAGACCTTACTCCGCAATCAGTTGACGCAATGTCGTCATTAGCCGACATGCTTGGCACCGTTCAAGGTGAATTCAAGCGACGCGAGGCCGCGGTTCAAGAGCTCGCACAGCGGGCAGCAGAAGCAGCCTCTCGTGTGTACGGCGAAGACAAAGAAAAGGACATGGAGTCCGATTCCTCAGAGGAAAAGAAAGAAGAAATGCCAGCTGAAGCAGAAGAGATGGCAATGCCATCTGAAGATGTTGCAGAAGAAATTCCTTCTGAAGAAGTTCCTACAGCCGAAGCTCCTGTTGCAGAAGAAATGCCAGCAGAAGAAGAAGCACCAACTCCAGTGATGGATGAGGAAAAGAAAAAGGAAGAGGAAAAAATGTCCGAAGCGTCAATCGATGCAGATAAGACCGTCGAACTTTCGACAGAGTCAACCGAAGTTGTTACCGAAGCAGCTGCCGCTGTAGAGGCAACCGCTGTTGTAGCTGATGGTGCAGAAGATGCATCAGCAGAAGCAGCAGCACCTGTAGAAGCAGCACCTGCTGCTGAAGCAGTTGTAACAGAAGCAGAAGTAGTTGTTGAAGATGCAGCAGTTGTTGCAGATTCAGAAGCTGCAGTTGCAGAAGTTACAGAAGATGCAGAAGCATCAACCCAAACACAAACAGAACCTACAGAGGTTCAAGAAAAGATGGAGGCACCTGTGACCGCCGCTGCAAATGCAGATAACCTCAATATCGAGGTCCCGGCTGACCGTCGCCCTGTTGCACAGGCATCTGTAGCTCCCGTGGCAATCACTGCGGGTGCTGACATTCCTGGCTACACAGCTGGCAGCCCAATGAGCAACATGAACGATGTTGCTTCAGCGTTCGAAAAGCGTATCCACGCTCTACGTCGCGTTAATGGTGGAGATGGAGAGCAACACATCGTTGCATCTATCGCTACTCAATACCCAGAAGAGCGCACTCTGACAACAGATGCAGAATCAAACTGGGCAAAGGTTCAGGCCGTAACTGGTCCTGAAGCACTTGTTGCATCTGGTGGCCATTCAGCGCCATTCGAAGTTAAGTACGATATCTTTGGTCTTGGTACCACTGCTCGTCCACTTCGTGATGCACTTCCAAAATTCCAGGCTGACCGTGGCGGTATCCGCTTCGTAACTCCACCAGTACTTAGCTCATACGCTAACGCTGTTGGAATCTGGACCGCAGCAAACGACTCAGCAGAGACACCAAGCCCAGCTTCAAAGCTAAGCTTGACTGTAACTGCTGCTGGTGAAAACACTGTTGCTACTGATGCTGTAACACTACAGCTACAGTTCGGTAACTTGATGACTCGTGCATATCCTGAATTGATCGCTCGTCACAATGAGCTTGGTCTTGTTCAGCATGCTCGTGAAGCAGAAGGACAAATCCTTACTCGCTTGACAGCACTATCAACAGCTGTTACATCAACATCACTAATCGGTGTAGCTCGTGACTTCCTAGTACAACTAGGTCGTGCAGCAGCTAACTACCGTGGTCGCCATCGCCTAGAGGCAGATGCACCACTCCGCGTTATTGCTCCATACTGGATCAAGGACGCAATGGCAGCAGATCTAGCGATCTCAATGCCAGGAGATTCAACCCTCAATGCATATGGTGAGATCGATGCTTACATCGCATCTCGCAACATCAACATCACTTACCACATCGATGCATTCGACGGTGCACAAAGCACTGGCGCAATGAACGAGTTCGCAGACACATTCGTCTGGTACATGTTCGCAGAAGGAACATTCTTGTTCCTAGATGGCGGTACTTTGGATCTCGGAGTTATCCGCGATTCCACCCTTGTTGGAACCAACGACTACAAGATGTTCGTTGAAACCTTCGAAGGTGTTGCAAAGGTTGGCGTTGAAGGCCTAGTAGTAACATCAACCATCTCAGTGAACGGTGTAGCAGCAGCTCTCCGTGACACAACAGGTGGCGCAACCGCTGCGGCAATCGAATACTAAAATTCGGTAGCCTAAAGTAATTAAGTCAAAACCCGAGCAGACACTTAGAAAGAAACAGGAGAAAACTAGAAATGGCGTTTAGAGGAATCTATCCAGCACCAGATTTGGTTCATGCACCATGTGGACTTCTAAGTGTCGCTCGGGTTATGACTCATAACTCATCAGATTACGATGAGCGATGGGTTCGTGGATTTTCATACGAGTTTGATTCACAACCAGAAGTAGCACTATTTACAGTTAATGATGCAACAATTAGTTCTCCAACAGTTGGAACATCAAGTCTTCCGCAATTTAAAGATTATGAACCTTTCTTTATCCAAGTAACAGATACACGTTCTGCACTTGGTGTAACTGGAGAAGATCGCTTTAAGATTGCTGTTAAGCAGCTTGAGGCAGCAACACAGAAAGCACTCGAGACCGAGTTTTGGGAAGGGCAAGCAGCCTTAGCAGAGACAAATGGGAATGATTTTTTAAGAAAGTCTGGAGGAGCTTCTGTAGTTAATTCAGGAGCACTTGCTCCAGCTACAGCACTAATGCTTTTAGAAGAAGCACTCACTGATTCTCCTGCAGGTACAAATGGAGTTATCCATATGACCCGCGACGTCGCATCCATTCTTGGATCACGACTCATTTATTCATCAGCAGATGATGGAAAAACAGGAAAAGCAATGACACGCTTAGGAACTGAAGTAGTTATCGGTTCTGGTTACACAGGTAGTGGTCGCATTGGCGATTCAAATACCTCAGCATCTGCTTCAAATAAGTGGATGTATGCAACTGGAGCTCTAGACGTACACCTAAGCAAGCCTGAAGTTGTAAATGAAAATCTTGGACAAGGGTTCACAGCAACCACGAACACTAACACCGTTACGGTTAAAGCCGTTCGTGCAGCTGCGGTATACTTTGATCCAAGCATTTACTACACAGTACGACTAGCACTACCCACAACCTAGTAAGAAAAAACAAAGGAGAACACTGGAATGGCCACTCAGGACTATGCGGCTAGCGTCCAAGGTGTGGCGATCCGAGTCACGAGACTGGACGCCGCTGGCAATCTGCTCAATGGAGCAGGAGACAGCTACACCACCTCGGCGTTCCTTCGCACATCTTTCACCCCAGAATATGAAGAGGGTGACGAAATTGTTGAGAAGTCAGCAGACGGTACTGTATGCGTGTCATACAAAGCCCCTGACACACTCAAGCGCATCACAATGGAACTCGCAATTTGCGAACCAGATACAGAGCTTTCACAACTAATCTCTGGCGGTTTGTTGCTTCGTAAGAACTTCGGTTCTTTTGCATCACCACAGAATAAGTCAGTCGGTTGGGCCGCACCTTCCGTTGGCGATGATCCTTCAGGCAACGGTGTTGCTCTTGAAGTGTGGTCATTTGCTGTCGCAGATGGTCGCCGTGCTGCAACCAACCCATACTTCCACCATCCGTTGGCGATGACCCTTCAGGCAATGGAATTGCTCTTGAAGTATGGTCATTTGCTGTCGCAGATGGTCGCCGTGCTGCAACCAACCCATACTTCCACTGGGTATTCCCATACGCAAAGCTTCGCCAAAGCGGAGACCGCGTAATTGAAAACGGAATGCTTGCAACAACATTCGAAGGTTATGGACTTGGAAACGTTAGCTTCGGTTCAGGTCTAGATGGCCGCTGGGAATATCCAGTTGCTTCAGAGCGTTCATACTCTTATGCTCGCACTACATGGGCTCCATCAGGTCTTAAAGGCTTCTACCGCTGGTTTGATGACTCTACAAAGACCATTACAAACAAGGCATTGACTTCAAACGTTGCAACCCTTACAACAGGTTCAGCACACGGCTTTGAAGTTGGTCAGAGCGTAACAGTGAGCACAGTTGATTCAACATTCAACGGTACTTACACAATTACAGCAGTTCCAACTACAACAACCTTCCGCTATACAAAGACTGCAGCAGATGTTGCATCTACAGCAGTTAGCCCAGCAGGTTCAGTAATTCGTACTCGTGGATACCTTGCAGTGACAGATTTTGCCTCACAAGGGTCAACATCTTCATACAACGTTCCAGGTAACGAGGATTACAACCAAGATCTACCAGTTGACTTCATTATTGCGTCAACCGAGGATCCAACCGCTTAATTCAAAAAGAAAGGCGGGCATTAAGCCGATGGTTTTTAAACTACGGTTTGTGCCCGCCTTCTTACTTAGAGACGAGGTGAGAGTGTGAGTAATCTTTGGGTAACACCAGAAGAACTTGGTGCATATACTAATTCTGACTATGCTTACGAAGCTTGTAAATCAGCCTCTTATCTTCTTTGGGGAATGTCTGGTCGCAAATATAGCGGCATAACAACTGTAACAGAGCGCTATGTATCTTCATACGACCCATATCTTCGTTCAGGTGGGTCTAGTCTTACCTATAACCCAATTTTAATACAAGGAAATGTTGTAAATATGCCCTCTGGTGGTAGATACGCAGAGGATGATTTTCAAGGTGATGGTACATCTTCAAATTCTCGTGTTCGACTTCGTGGTCGCAAGGTAGTTAAAATACATACTCTCCGTGATCTTGATGGAAATATAATTGATTCAGATAAATATTATTTATCCGACCATTCAACAATTTTTGGAGTTCCTGGATCAGGCTGGTCTCCTTCCCAAGTAGAGGTTACTTACACATACGGAACACCTCCTCCTACAGCAGGTCGTGCTGCTGCTCGTGTGCTTGCTACAGAACTTGTAAAGCTTTATGAAGATGATGACACTTGCGCCCTTCCACAAAGAGTTACATCTGTTGCCCGTCAAGGTGTTTCATATACAGTTTTAGATAATCAAGACTTTATTGATGAACTTAAAACAGGTCTTTATGCTATTGATCTTTTCTTAAAAACTGCTAACCCAGATAAGGCTCGTGCTCGTGCTCGTGTATTTAGTCCAGACCAGCCTCGTGCTCGTCGTATTACAGGGGCATCTCCTCTTCACCCATTAAGCGCATTTGATTTATATGCAACAGCGGATGGAGCTTCTAATATCTATTATTTCTCAGAGATTAATGCAGATTTTCTTGATGAAAGCAATGCTTGGACTATTCAAATAGATTTCTCTGATATTAATAGCAACACCACATCAACTATCACTAATGCTGCCGTTATCGATAGAGTAGAGAATACAATAAGAGTGAGCGCAACCTATAAGCAGGTATTAGATGCAATAGGCCCTCGTGACCCGGGTATTCTAGATATGTACGCTGTTCGTCCAAGTCTTGCAAACGCAGCTGTCTCCGAGATTGTTCCGTTAATTTCTAGTAACATTGTCATGCAGCTAGGCGAACGAACAATTCCAATCTATACCGTATAACTAAAGAAACTAAAAGACAAGAGGACATATGGGACTAAATGTAAACCCAGCTACAGTATCCGAGGATGCTAAGAATTTAGCTACTCTTATGCAAAATGTCCTCAACGCTGTAATTGATACATATACTTCTTACACAATGCCTTTGCCTGGTCGCAGGTATTGGACATTAGGTTCTCCCTCTGTTGACTGCGAGCAAGTAGTTGTTTCTATGATACAGATGTATATTGGAAGTCCTGGAGATGAAGCTACTTCTCCAAGAAGATGTAATGACCCACGTTCAGTTACATTGTTAGTTCAAGTTTCTCGTGAAGTTCCTACAGTAGGAACAAATGGCAGATCACCATCTTCAGATTCAATTCAAGATGGAGCAGAGATTTCTGCATATGACGCATGGATTCTGTTGGATAGCTCAAGACTGTTGGACCGATGGGATCCAGCTAATTTCGGTCTTGGTGTTATTGCAACAGTAGAAACCAACGCTCCTGAGGGTGGGTTTCAAACAGTAAGTATGACTATAACTATGGCGGTCCCATAATGGTTAGAGTCAAATTTTACGAAAGTAAATTAGATAAGCTACTTAACTCTACAGATGGAGAAGTAGGTAGATACTTATCTAAAGTAGGAGATGATGTAAGAACAATTGCTCGAACAAGAGTGGGTGTTCGTACTAATCTTTTGCGATCAACAATACATAAAAGACACTTTAGAGATCCTAGAGGTCAGTATGTATTAATTGGAAATGACGCTTCATACGCATACTATCACCACGAAGGTACAAGGCCAAGAACTATTGAAGCTACTAGCGCTAAAGTTCTTAGATTTGTTTCAAGAGGTAGAGTTGTTTTTGCCCATCAAGTACTGCATAGAGGCAATAGACCTAATAGATATCTATTAGATGCTTTAAAAGACGTTATATAATTAACCTAAAGACAGAAAAGGAAAACAGATGACAACACGATTCAAAGATTTTGGATCAGGGTCGGTCTCAAATTCTGAGCCAATCCTATTCAAACTTCACGGTGAAGACTTCACATGCTATCCAGCCCTACAAGGAAAAGTTCTATTAGAGATGGCTTCCATGTCTAATTCAAATGATCCAAGTGGAGCAGCAAAAGTAATGTATGAATTCTTTAAGAAATGCATGCATGAAGAAAGCTATACAAGATTTACCAACCTTTTGGAAAATCCAGAAACAATTGTAACGGTAGAGACCCTAGGAGAAATTGCTGGTTGGTTAACCGAGCAATATGCGGGCCGTCCTCAACCGGGGCCAGAGCTATCAGCGAGTGGGCAGTAGATATCTGGCCGTATGTAAATGGAAAAGCTTTGACTCAAGGAATTAGATTGGAGGAGATGGATATGCCAGACATGTTAGACGTTCTGCACTACTACATGGAAGAAGACTATAACGTCTCCACCCAAGAACAAATAGATTCTAGATCTAATGTGAGAAAAGCTATCTATAGATTGATGTATAGCAAAGAGTATAAGTTCCCTGATTCAAAAAACAATGCTCAAGTTACTGCTAGTGGATTACCAGTAAACGATTTTGCTATTCCAGTAGACCCTACAGCAGGACCTACGAAGTCTTATGTCCCACCAACAGACTTCAACCCTGATTCACAAAATCCATTCGGAGATGTGTTAGACGCCCCATTGGGTTAACAACACTAGACATTTAGGAGGTGACGGTATATGGCAATAGTTGGTAGTGCTGAGATTGTTGTCCGTGCCGTCACCCGAAATGTTAAAGATGACATCAAAAAAGGCCTTTCTGGTCTTGATGGTATTGGAAATGATGCTGGTGGAAGTGTAGGAGATAGTTTTTCAAAAGGTTTTGCAAGAGGCTTCGGTAGAAATGCTGCAGATCTTTTAGATGTAGGTCCTATGCTTGCATCAGCAAATGCTGCTAGAGAACAGTTCGCTAATCTACAGAGAGCATCTTTTGTACTTGGCGCAGCGCTAGTAGCTGTAGGAGGTGCAATAGGTGCTTTAGTTGGTGGAATAGGTATTTTGGCAGCCACAGCAGTTGCTGCTTCTCCAACCTTGCTAGGTTTAGTAGGTATCTTTGCATCTATAGCGGTATCTGCTGCAATGCTAAGAGGAATATTTAGTGGAGTTGGCGAGGCAATAAAAAATCAAACAAAAGGTTTAAGTGCTGCAACAGAGGAAATAGATAGAAAAGCGCAAGCAGATCTTAGATTAGAAGATGCAGAGTATGCTTTAGATCAGTTAATTAAACAGCAAGCAAGAGATTTAGCTGATCTAGAAGAAAGATATAGAGACGCTACCGACGCTCAAACAGATGCTGCAATAGCTGTAGAGCGTTCAGAGCGTACATATCAAAATGCAGTTAAGGGTACAGAAAAAGCTTTACAAGAAGTAACTGAAGCTCGTGAAGATGCTAAAGA